AACAAACGGAATTGAACCACCTAGGGGATACTTGTCCACTAAATTATCCAAAAAAGGGCCTCTTAAGCAGATTGTTCCACAGTATCAAACACTAAAGAACCACTACACATTATTGTGGGAGATGCCTAACAACACAGGATATATCAATATCGTTGCTGTTATGCAAAAGTTCTTTGATCAAGGTATTAGTGGCAACTGGTCATACAATCCAACTCACTATCCAGACAATGAAGTACCAATGAGTCAGATGATGCAGGACTTGCTAACAACTTATAAGCTAGGTTGGAAGACAAGTTACTATCAGAACACATACGATTATAAAACAGATCCAAGTGAACTAGAAGATGATTTACCGTTAGACGAACTTGCTCCTAGCACGTACGATATGGACGACGGTGAAGAATGTGATGCATGTGCAATCTAAGGTTGACAACAAAATAGAAGTATAGTACACTGGTATTATACAAATGGTATTAAGGAAAGAGATACATGGCCAAGACAATATTTAACCAAGAAAAGGTTGACTTTACAAAACAAAATATGTTCTTCGGAGCAGACATGAACACACAGCGTTACGATACATTTCGTCATCCTGTATTTGATAAACTTAACCAGACAATGCTTGGTTACTTTTGGCGACCTGAGGAAGTAAGTCTACAAAAAGATCGTGCAGACTTTGCTAACTTCCGTCCAGAGCAGAAGCATATTTTTACAAGTAATTTAAAATACCAAACACTACTTGACAGTGTCCAAGGACGTGGTCCGTGTCTAGCATTTTTGCCGCACGTTTCACTTCCTGAACTAGAAGGCTGTATTGTTACTTGGGACTTCTTTGAAACAATACACTCACGTAGCTACACACATATTATGAAGAACGTGTACGCTGACCCGTCTGAAGTATTTGACACTATCCTAGATGACAAGAAGATTATTGCTCGTGCAACTAGTGTTACTAAGCATTATGATGCGTTTACTGAAGCAGCAGATGCATACAATCACAGAGGCGAAGGTAGTTTGCGTGAAGTTAAGCGTAAGTTATACATGGCAATGATGACAGTTAATATCTTAGAAGGCTTGCGTTTCTATGTAAGTTTTGCTTGTACGTTTGGCTTTGGCGAACTAAAGCTAATGGAAGGCTCAGCTAAGATTATTAGTCTTATTGCTCGCGACGAAGCACAGCACCTAGCACTAAGCACACATGTATTAAAACTTTGGGCTCAAGGCAAAGACGATCCAGAGATGGCATCTATTGCTAAAGAGTGTCAAGACGATGTGTATGAAGCTTGGCGTGATTGTGTTCTAGAAGAAAAAGACTGGGCAGAGTATTTGTTCAAAGACGGATCAATGATTGGTCTTAACACTACATTGCTTAATCAATATGTAGAATACATTGCTAACCGTAGATTGAAAGCACTTGGATTAACTGCTATCTTTGATCAACCAGTAAACACTAATCCGCTACCGTGGACACAGCACTGGTTATCAAGTTCAGGTTTGCAAGTAGCACCACAAGAAACAGAAGTAGAGTCTTACATTGTTGGCGGCATTAAACAAGATGTGTCAACAGAAAGTTTAAAAGGCTTTTCATTATGATCGAAATCTGGGGCAAACCAGCGTGTCCATTTTGCGATCAAGCAAAGGCACTCTGCGAGTCTCGACAGTTAGAGTACACCTATAAACAATTAGGTACAGACTTTAATCGAGAAGAAGTACTGGAAAAGTTTCCAGGAGCAAGAACGTTTCCACAGATTAAAGTAAACGATGAAAATATCGGTGGGTACGACAAGCTAGGTGCATACCTAGAAGACACTAACTATAACGGAACAGGATGGTCACTATAAATGTTAATTGAAGCACCTTATAAAGTCGGAGACGTAGTATCTCTAAAACTAAGTTCAGGAGAAGAAATCCTTGGACGCCTTGAGGCAGAAGTTGAAAACAACGTTACACTTAAAAAGCCAATGGTACTTATTGCACAAGAGAAAGGATTAGGACTTGCTCCTTTTATGTTCTCAGTGTCACCAGACGGCAAGTTTGTTATGAAAGCAACGGCAATTAGCTGTATGGCAAAAACTGAAGCAGAGATTGGTAAGCAGTATACATCACAAACTAGTGGAATTGCACTAGTATAATGCCAAGCGTAGTTAGGGCAAATGTAGACAAGCATGTAGGACATGAAAGCCCTACACCTGGTGCGTTTCATCAGACAGCGTATGCTGAGCCAGGCATAACTGTATTTGTAAATGACGAACAAGTAATACGTAAAGGTGATAAAACTACATGCGGTGATCCAGCAGTTGGATCTGCAACTAACGTGTACGCTGAAGATAAGCTAATACATCAAAAAGGCGATGCTACAGGTGGTCACGAAAGTTGGGTTGCTAATAAAGCAGCATCAGGTTCACCAGATGTATTTATAGGTAACTTATTTTCTTATGCTGTTAACGTTACACCCGAACATGAAGCATACCTTAGAGACGGACAAAAGGCACCATCTGCTAACGCAGACTTTATAGAGTACGGCGATGGTGGCATTAGCAACGGCGATGGTGAATTCCTCAGCAACAATACAAGTGCAGTAAATGGAGTTACTGGTCCACAAGATAGTAGTACAGGAAATGCTGATGCGCCAAGCACGTTTGAACGTGTGTCAGATCCTGCACTAAACTTCCTCAGTCATACTGATCCAAGGATAGAAACTAGATTGCGAAACATTTTAATAAGAATCGCAAAGAAGTGGGGCCAAAACCTTACTATTACCAGTGCATATCGTAGTCCTGCCTACAACCGAAAGGTAGGCGGAGCAAAGACTAGTATGCATCAGCGAGGCAAAGCAACTGATATTGTAATGACTGGATATAGTAATTCAGACAGAGCAAAGTTTATCGAGATTGCAATTAACGAAGGTATCGGTGGTGTAGGTGTATATAATACATTTATACATCTTGATACTGGTGGTAAAAGAGCATGGGGGTCAAACGGCAGTCGCCGCAGTTTACCTAACTATCCTTATGCACAAACTGTATTAGCCAAATACGGATATGCAACTAGTTAATTAATGGTTGACAATCCGCTTTAACTAGTGTACAATTAAACTAACATTAATAAAAAAGGAGAACTAATAATGTCACAACCAACTCACGATGATATCGTACAAGCGTTTAATAACTATCTTACAGAGCATGCAACGTTCGAAGATAAAGGTGTAAAAGCAGCAGCAACTCGCGCTCGCACTGCACTTGGTAACTTAGGCAAACTTACTAAAGAGCGCCGCAAAGAAATTATCGAGAAAAAGAACGCAATGTAATGAGCGGACAACGGCGATGGCTTAGAACATGGGCTAGAACTGTTGGAATGCCCGTTGGCATTGACGATGATGACAAGCCAGAGTTCCTTCCTATTACACAAAGTGATGTGAAGAAAGCTCTGGCTTTTCGTACCTTTTGGATTATACTGCATGTTATTACATGTTGTATGATTATTACAGGAAACGGAAGAACACTAGAATGGTGGTAAGAACATGATATGGATGGACTATAACATAACCCAGGCAGGCAACAACTTTCGTATCGAAGGTGATTGGCCCGGTGAAGTCATGGGACAAATGGCAGACGGCAAACAAAAAGATAGCTGCCTGTACAAACCCGGTGATGTGTTTATTGTAAATGAAGGCGGCTGGCTAGTTAAGTCAGATGAACTATCAGCAATGATAATTAAATACGAAGAGACTAAGACTAGCAATGAAGTGTAGACCAGGTGATTTTGCTCGTATAATACATTCAGTGAACCCAAGTAACATTGGACGAGTAGTAAAAGTAGTTGAGTACATCGGTAAGTATGCACAAGGTGAACAGTTTGAAGCACACGGCATGACTTGTACATGTTTAGTACACGATCACTATTGGTGGATCGAAGGCGACGACATAGACATTCAGTTAGGTCCTAGTCCTAAAGCATACATTGCAGACAGCTGGTTAGAACCAATTAAACCAGACAAAGAAGAAAAAAGAGAACACGTAGAACAACAGTTAGACATGTTCATATAAAAGAAAAGTTAATTTATATGCAAAAAGAGGTTGACAAGAACCTAAAAGTAGTGTATAAATATACATGTAACGTTGAAACAAGCTAAACGACGAGCTGGACCCGGGGGCGGTACCCGGCAGCTCCACCAAGTGTACATTTACTGAGTGTATAGTTGATGGGGCTGAAATAGGATCGACAGGCGGATTAATAGGCGAGCGGAGTTACCCGGATCTAAGCACGGTTATCGCGAAGAAACTTTATAATTGCAAA